TTTGTCATAGTTAATCAATTCGTGGCATTTGAAACATGTGCCATCCTTAAAGACTCTATCATCATCGCAAACCTCACATTTAATAACAGTTTGCTCAAGATGGACACCATTATCATCCATGACTACTTGAATGCCCTTCCCGTTTATGAAAGCAATATAGCCCACAATTAATTCTCCTCGAAGTAGAAATGGCCTTGACTGGTTACTTTTGCCCACTTGGCATGTTCAGCAATTTTACCTTTGCATACATATCCCAGATATGGCTTTCCGCCCTTGCTGATTCCCTGTTTCATGATATGACCCTTATCGCAGCAAACTGGTGGCTCACTAGGTGTTGATTTACCTATCGCATCAACAGCTTCGGCAACCGACCAAGCCTGTGGATCATCTTGCTTATTCTCAACTGCAAATGATGATCTTAAAGCATCCTCAACAGCTGCTGATCTTGAACCTGCTGATCCATAACGCCTTTCCTGTAATTTCTTTTCGTAAGTGTTTGGCTCGGCATTATTTACCTTAGCCATTTCTTCTCTTGAAGCGCGTTTGCCTTTAGCTGCGAAACCAGCATTTGCGAGCGCACGACCGATCGCTGAAGTCTCACAATTCTCCAATGCAGAAGTTGAATTAACACCCTTCTCCGTAATGTTCTCAAAAGCAAGGCCAGTCGCACACGGCTTTGCATCGGCTTCCGTTTTGAATAATTTAGCAAAAACAATGAATCGAGAGTTTGTGGCCTCGATAAGCTCTGTTTCCACTCTGGAGTCTGGAAATTTGTCATGCCATTTGTCCAATCTACTTTCTACTGTTTCATAATCGTTTAGGTTAAACATTATTCCTTCCATTCAAAATCTTTGTCTTGGACTGCTTCGAGCACAGTTCGATAGATGCTGCTGTATGCAACAAGGTCTTTGACTGAGTCGTAATGATCTGGCGACTCACTAAGCCTAGACACTTTGACCAATGCCATGCAAAGTGCAGCTTGATGTGGCGTGATTGGCATATCAAGATACGCAGACCACAATCCGGCAATTCGCTTGTGATTGTAGTATGGGTGTCCATAGACACTTCCACGCTCTTGGATTGTAGTAATGACCTCATTTAACAGATCCTCAGTTTTTGTCATAATCAAAAACCTGATCTAACTTCATTTTTCTAACACGCTCTTGGTGTTCTAAACTAGCACGCCACCCATCCTGACGACCAGACCAATACCCATTTTCGTAGTGTTCATTGTTTGTGTGCTTTATCAGCCACCATGCAACTGCCATGCTTCCGGCAATTAATAACCACATTCCAACGATTTCCATTATTGCTCCCGTTCCGCAAAACATTTGTTTGCGTTGGGATTAGTATGACTGGATTTACCGACAGCGCAATAACTTCTTAGCGCGTGTTTTATAACGATTAGATAACGCTAATATCCTCAAAATCATCGATATGGTCATCAATCGTCCTATCCCGATAATCGGTTTCACGACCCATAACTCTTTCCTAAAGCTGTAAATGAGCCATCTTTGTTAATAGGGATAAGCGTAGGGGTCATGTTTTTGCCATTCCATTCAAGGATAGCAATACCCATCTGCCAATTGGCCACAGTTCGCGTATAAGAGGCTTTTGCCTTATTCATAAGGTTTCCTACCTCAATGCCATATAAAGGCCTGTAATGGCCTCCTATGCCTTCAGAATAGGCACTCATGCCCAGTTTGTGAGTATGCCCAATCACGCAACTCTTGCCCGTCTTGCGAGCGAGGTTTAACGCCGTAACGCCAGCGTTAGGATTTGAGTTACCTTCATCCCCGTGAGCCAAGATCCAGCCCTTTTCAAACTCATAAAATGATTTGTGAAAAGTTATGCCAATTGAATCAAAATCCATAAATTTTGCATATTGCAGCTCAGGCAAACTAATCAAGCCCGGCACTTTTAGTAATGTATTGTAAAGTCTATCTGTATGGTTTGATCTAACAATATGTGCTTCCTTAGCATTCTCAGTTAAAGCCCACAAAATATCTTGGGTTGCCTTACGATCATCGTCAAGAGTTTGTTGGTAAGCAAGAGGAGTTTTTTCCGCCCAACGGGAGATTGTCTGGAAATCGATTTCATCTCCGACACAAAGAACAGAATCAAACTTCTCTTTGCGTGCTAATTTAATTACATTTTTTACAGCTGTTTCATGATGGTATGGGATTTGTAAATCCGAAATTACCAAGTATCGCTTAATCGTCATCCTCATCGGGAGTTGGGATAGTTGGGATGATCCCTTTATCGCCTACGATCCAGTCAGGCATTGACTCAGGATTATCCATTAAATAAAGCGCACATGACTCACTAAATCCAGCCTTGCGTGCAGCTCTAAACATTTCATGTTTGGCAATATAAAAAACCTCTAATTTACTTAAAGGCTCAGGAGTGTGGCGAACTACTCTCCGGTTGACTTTTTTTCGTTTAGTGTGTTTCCGTGTGTTCGCCATAGCAAAATTATCGCTTATTGATTAATGAGAACAGTTCATCAACACGCGTTTCTAATCGCAAACTTCTTTCGTCAATACGATTAATTGCATCTTTGATCGAGCTGCCAGAATTCGGACGAAGTTCGCTTAAAAAACTTTTAATAACCCATCGTAGAGCCAGCAATAAAGCGCCCGCGATACTGCAAACGCCAACGCCAAATGCGACTAATTCGTTCGGACTCATTTTTCGCTAAGACCATAATCCACTTCACTCCCTGATTTTGGATCTAATGCTTTTGCTACTGGAGCAACTACAGCACCAAGTAATGTTGCATAGGCTGGATGAATGTCGGCCACGATTGCTAAAGCAACTGTTATTCCACTAGCTGCCACAGCTCTCAAATATGACTTAATTGCTGCTTTGTGTTTTTTAGATAGTTTCATTAGTTGCCTTTCAGTAGTGGGATGTCAAACTTCTCGCCAGTTTGATTTGGTTTGAAAGAAACATGAATATGCTTTTCATGGGGATTTAAGCCCTTATACGCAACCCATCGCCATAATGATTTTCTTGAGCATATTTTTCTGCTAAAAATTATGTAAGATATACGCTTATCTTTTTTTGCTGTGAGTCGAAGTTGATCTGCCAAAGCATGACTAATCCCTTGTTCGTCAGAAAGGCCAGAGTCAATATCGAGCGCGCAAACTTCGGCTGTGTCTGGTCGTGGGTTGTGATCCGATTTGGTTGTTCGTAATGCATGTTTAGAATCGCCAATCCATCCATCACTACGCCTATCGCGATCCACCCATGTTTCATTTATTTGGTCGCGTAGCGTTTCAGCAGCTTTAGATAACCAAGCCTTCATTAGCCAAGTATCGTTTTAAGTTCATCAGCAGTTAAACCAATGCGATCAAGAATTGCTTGTTTAGCATTTTCTTTAACTTGGGCTTCGGCTTTAGCAATTGCCTGTGCTGCTTTCTCTGCTTCATATTGAGCAAACTCATCATCATTCATTTCCCGATCAATAACTTCATCAGTTTCAATGTTGTGAATTCTTACTATTGGTCGTGTTGATTTAGTCATTATTTAACTCCGTAAAGTAGGACTGTGCCTGTTGAATGATTACCACCAGCATTTGAAAATACTAATGATGTTATTTCGGTTGTTGCATTATATGAACCGTTTCCTAAGTTTTGATACCAAGTTGTTCCTGTGCGAATAAAACTTGAAGTATGTGAAATTGGTTTTATTATTGAACTAGAAGCATAATTTGAAATTGTAAAAGTAAATATATTGCTAGTGCTTGTAAATAATGGATTATATTGAGACGATAATAAATAATAACCATTAGCAATATCCGAATTAGTATCATCACGTAATCTTTCATTACAAGCAGTAGTTGCAGCATTTGGGGCAATTCTAAATACTCCAGTTGCTGTTGCGTTGCTAACTCCATAAATAATTCCAAATAAATTATTATAACTTCCTGAAATGCCTGAAATAGTTGTTGTTGCTCCTGATAAAGAAGTTGTAGATAACAAAGTCATTCCACCTGATGCAGGTAAAGCCCATTCTAATCCAGTTGCTTGACCAGATGCTGCGGTTAAAACTGTTCCATTTGCACCAACGGCTAAACGGCTAACTGTGTCCGCTGCGGTTGCTGCAATTATGTCGCCTTTAGCATCAACAATAGTTTTTGCGATTGCTGCACCTGCATTGGTAAATACTGTGGTATCGATTGCAGTTCCAAGCGATCTAATTGCTGCTGCGCCATCCTTGACCAGCGCGGTATCATCTGGAGTAGTCCAGCTATAATTGGTAGTGGTTGCCATTTTATCCTATCCTCATGCGACTATTGTAGCGTATTCCCAAGTTAAAGTTGGGTCTATTGTGTTCCAAGCCTCAGTTATTGGCGTGGTATTCCAACGCATCGCCACTTGGCTAAATGCAGTTGGAGAAACATTTATTGTTAAAAACAGCTCATTGAACCGAGTGCTCCATGACCAACCTTCAACATAACCTTCAAATTCTCCACCTGATATTTGATTAGGTAGATTAGTTAAATAAACCGGCATCCCCATAAATACGCCCAACAAATCATCTCGATCTGAGTTATCAATTTCAGGGTTAGTTATTGGGAAAGTAATCGATTGGAACTTAGATAATGGATAAGCTCTTTGAGCGATATAACGATCAGCAATTGCTTGAGCATCTACTGACCCTTGAATTCTTGAATTGATAGTTTCGGCTTTATAGCCATAAAGGGCAATTGAAGCGGCATCTGTGGCAGTTTCCTGTGAATTAAAGTTATTGCCATAATTGATATAAATATCATTCCTAACATCACTTGAGCGCATAACTGTGGAAAGGCCAGCACCTAAAGCATGACCGGCATCTAAATCAACATAACCATTTGTAAGCAGATAGTTTTGCCTGTGGTCAGCATCGGCATAGCCTATGTTTCCTGCATTATCCTCATAAATGTAACCAAAAGCAGAATTGGCAATATCTGCAACAACATTGTAAATCGTGTCAGTTAAATTTGATTGAGCAGTCATTGTGTAAAGGCCGGGTTGATCGATTTCGCCAAGTCCTAAATTGACTGCATTTTCCCAAGTTTCTGTTGCATTGTAAGTTGCCCAAGTTGTAGCTGATGGAACATCGTTCCAAGTGCCAAGCAATACGCTAGACAAAATTTCATAAATCTGGTTGCCATCCTCATCTTGAGAAATGTTATCATTCCAAATTTCTTTGGCTATTCTTGCAAGTGAACCCATTGCAATAATGGTGTATTCGACAACTGTGGCTATCGATCCAGTAGCACCGACAGTAACACTTACATCCGTGATATCGCCACCAAATAGGCTTACATAAGTTCCTGCGCTGTTTTTGACTTGCAAATCTAAACTGTCATTAATGTCAAAAGGTAATGTTTGACCATTTAATGCAACTAAACTTATTTGAATGTAAGATGGATTTGGCTGTAAATAAATGTCAGTTCGACCAGCTTCATGCTGAATATCGCTTATTGCTATGTCAGTATAATCAACCCCACCGACAGTCAATTTCCAATCTGGTGTCCAGACGCTCATGGTTATGGCTTAACGGCTGCTCTTGAAAGATATGGGTTTGATCTTGCTGCACTATCATTAACAACTTTAGCAACAGCTCTTGCAGCACCTTCTCCATCGATTGCATTAACAGTTATATTTGTAACACCTTGACCTGTTGTGTAACCACCGCTTGCTCTTGGAACTGATGGTAATGATGATCTAGCAGCTGATGGAGCAGGGTTTGGAATTGAACCTATATTTACACCCGGAATTATGTTAACAACTCTAATCAATTCATTGGCAAGTGATACAACTAAGCCAATTGCTTCTCTTAGAAATGTAATGAATCCTGAAATGATTCCACCAACAACTCCAATTGCTTTTCCAAAACTTTCAGCACCTCTTTGAGTTTCAGCAAGTCCAGCACTTAATCCTTCATCACCTGTTAATCCTGCAATAAAAGCATTAAGGGTTGGAATGCCTGTATCGTTTAAGAAAGATATAAATTGCTCAACTGCTGGCAATAAAGCAAAACCTAAACTTTCCTTTGCTTCATCAAATCCTACTTTTAGGCGATCGATCTTTCCTTGAAATGTTTCAGCATTTGTAGCTGCTGCGCCACCATATAATTCAGCAAGTTTTGCTTGAACTTCGGTGAAAGATAATGTCGATAATTCAGCCTTGCTTAATCCAAGTCCTAACCGACCAAGTGAAGTAACATTTCCATCTTGAGCACGGCCTAAAGCATTTGCAACTGTCTCTAAATCTTTACCTGATGCAGCACTAATATCTAAAGCAAGGGTTAATAACTTTTGGGCTTCCTCAGTAGATTTTGTAGATACTGCCAATCTCTGCATCGCTGGACGAAGTTTGTCATCAGCAACACCTGTCGCTAAAGATGTCTTTAGGATCATGTCCTCAGTTGCCGCTATTTGGGCATCAGTAGCCCCTGTGGCCTGTCTTAGGGCATTGGCTAACCTTAACTGTGCCTGTTCATCTTCTATCGCAGCCCTGACCCCATCAACGGCTAATTTGCCAGCATAGGCAACGGCAGCAGCAGCAGCGACCGCAAAAGCAGCAGCAGCCTTTTTTCCAAACTCACCAATTTTGCTTGAGTTAGTTTCAACGGCTTTATCAGCTTCGCCTAACTTCTTTTTTAAGTCATCAACATCAGCAAGGATCGATAACTTTAATGTTCTATTACCGGTTGCCATTAGACCCATTCCTTAATAATGCGAGTAAAACTTTCTTCCCACTTGTTAATCAATTCAGGCTGAATTCTGCGAAGGGTTGGATAAATGAACCATCCGCGAGATCCACGACCTTGCCGTCCAGAATATGTAGGGAACTGTTTGAATTTATTTGAACCAAACTCAACACCACCCCATAGGGTTTGTGTAGTAGCACCACCTGAAAACTTTTGTCTGGCAAAACCATAGCGGAACTCACCGATCTTGCTCGATTTAGAGATGCTAACGCCATCCGCGACTCTTTGCGCAACTGCGCCAGCCTTTGTTCGACCTCTAGCTGCTTGCTTAATTTCCTCAGATGCAAAATACGCCAGAGCAGCAGATTGACGGCGTGCTTCATCAGTAGCTTGTTCATCCATAAGTTTGAAAGCCTTATAAATATCGCGCAGGTCTTTTTTATTGTAGGCGATTGTTTCACTTGCCATACCTCTGCTCCAATACTTCTATCGCTGTCAAAATGTCGTCTGAATCAACCCATTCGCTCATTGGTATTTGTGTGGCTATTGCCAACTCAACCAATAATCTGCTTAGGCTTCCTGCTGGATGACTTTTGGGTCTGCATCACCGACAATTACATCGGCAACTGTTTCCATCCATACTTCAAATCCTTTTACTGGCTTTCCTGCTGCTTCTCGCTTATGTGCGTTATAAGCCAAAAACATTAGATCCCACATGCCAAGTTTTTCTTTTGCTTGGCTTATGGTATGACCAGTTGTCTTTTCCCACTTTGCCCACTCAGGCGGTTGGGCTACATAAGTGGCTTGCTCGCCTGAGTTATATTCAATTGTAATTGGTAACTTCATTTTTTGCTCCCGTTTCTATTTCTTAACTAAATGTTTCTGTTACTGCTCCACCTGAAACTGTAAATTCAAAATCAACAGTCTGTGCATCAATTCCTGATCCACCTGCTGTTGGGAATTCTGGCTTTACTGGGAATTGAAATTGTGCGCCAGTTGCAGCTGTAAGAGTGATTGTAATGTCTGTATCTGGAGCAGTTTCTGCTGCTGTCCATAAAGCCTCGCAAACTGAGTTTGCTTTGCCCCAGTCAGCCAACATTGATAATGCAAATGTTCCTGAAATGTTTGTGGTCTTATAAGCTGTGCCATCAAGTGTCTGGTATTCCTGACGCTCATTGACTTTTGTTAATACTGCGCTGGTTGCTTGCGCTTCGATGTCTGTTCCACCTGTGAAAGACAACGAAATATCGCGACCAGTGATTACTACTGTTGCCATGATTATTTCTCCTTAGACTGTGCGTGTGTAGTAGGTAGATACTCGAACATCTGCGATAAGCAAAGTCGATGCTCCGACTGTGGTAACTGTTGGTCTTTCGACCGAGCTGACAATATATCCACTAGGAATAACTGCCAGAACGCTGATTATTAACTGCTCGATATTGTCGAGCGATGCAGGGTTGCTGTTATAAGCAACTGCAACTGAAATAGTAAAATTAACTTTTGCTCTGATATTGCTTTTGTTAATTGTTTCAAATTCTAAATATGGGCTATCTGGAACAACTACTACTGCTGGAGGAATAACTGTTTCAGGCACAAAAGCATAAACATTTCCAGCAACGCTAGATAAGGCAGTTGCTAAAGGTGTGCGAATCTGTTGAAGGATTGTTTCATTAGGCACTATTGAGCCATGCTTTCAGTATCGATATAACTACCCAATAAACCTACACATTTATTAAATAATGAACGACCCATTCTAAAAGGTGTAGGTTGAAAATCTACTCCTTCAATTTGTCCTCCACCGGCAAGTCTTGCTTGGAAAACTTCGACTGAAACTGTGTAGACGGCTGATTGAACAGCTGCATTTCCAACATAAGTTGATCCGCCAGATAAGGCAGCAACTCCGGATGGGATGACATTAGCCTCGAGTATATCGGCATTAGTGATCGATTGTGAAAAGGTATATTGTCCAAGATTATCTGCCAGCACAACTCTTGTTCCGTTGTAAGGTGATCCGCATCCCGTGATGACAACTGATTGTCCTTCGGTGAATTCATGTATTCCTAGTGTAGTGAAAGTAGCGACATTATCTGTCAGCGATACTTTTTCGATTGGAGCTTTGAATGTAACTAACATTGGCAGAATAACTGTTTCTGCGGTGTCGATAATTTGATTTAAGTAAGTATCATCATAAAGAGAGGAACTTACACCCAATACAGAACGCAACTGGGTCGCGGTAATAATTGTTGGCATAAATTCCTCTCTTAGACTCCCATTATTAGCTGCCTGGGATCGGGAGCAACCCCAGGCATTAAGTTAATTAGATTAGTTCTTGTTGAAGTGAACTGATCCGTTGGCGATCTTTGTTGCAAGCGCGCCATAACCATAGTAAGCAACAGATACTTGACCAGTTGCTGTGATGTCTGAGCGAAGTTGTAAGCGTGGGCTCTCATACCATGTGTATGACTCTGGGTTGATTACAAACATTGATCCATCGCCAGTTGTGTATGTCAATGCTGATAGTGAACGAGATACATAAAGATCAAGTCCAGCAACATTTCCACGAAGTGATTGTGGGCCTACTGCTCCACCTGCGTTTTGTGGATTTGAAGCATTGTAAATTGGGCGACCGGAATCGTTGTAACCCATGATGTTGCCCCATTGTTCTGGAGATACCACGATGTTGCGAGCAAATCCCAATGAGTTTGAATAAACTAATTGAGCAGCTTGTGCAGCATAAGCAAGAAGTCCTGCTGCTGTGTTGTCCTGTGCTGTTGTAGCAATTAAGCCAGATGAAATGATGCCATTAGCAACGAATTTATCTGTTTCTTTTGCATAAGCAAATTCCATTTGACGAACTAACTCATCAAAGAATGCTGGTGATGAACGATCTAGCAACTCAACTGAGAATGTTTGTCCGCCGGCAAATTTCTTAACATTTACTGTTACAAAAGATGATGCCATGTCGGTTGAATCAATTGTTGCTGCTTCTGCTTCCTCAGCAACTGTTGGAGCAGTTGTAATCTTTGGAATCTCAAAAGTCATACCTGATGCTGGCAATACGCCACGAGAAATTGCATCAATTGATCCACGATCTGCATTTGAAATACCATTGATAACTTCTGCTGATTGTGGTGTTGGAATTAAGCCAGAGTTGTTGCTGGTTGTATCAGCAGCCATTACATATTGACGGCTCTCATCGTTTCCTAGTGCAGCACGAACTGAATGCTCTAGGTATGTTGCTTTGTTGATAATTGGTGAGCGTGGCTTTGTGTAAGCAACTGACTGCGCTGCTACTACTGCCACAGGCTCAGACTTTGCAGCTTCTACCGCTTCGGTTGCGATAGGAGCATCTGAAGTTATATCAGACACTTTGTC